GGGAAAAGCCACCTTCCATCAGTCGGCCAAGCAGCATAAATGGAGAAACAATTGCCGGCACGGTCGTCCCTTTGTATTTAGCCGTCATCCCGGCGTTGCGGCCAGTCATTGGCTGAACCAACTCGGCTTGTAGTTGAGCCAATCCTAAAGCGGACGATTCGTAAGCATTCATAAAAAAAGAAAAACCCCTCAGCGACAAAGCGCCAAGGGGAATGAACTAATCTCACACATACCCAACATTAATTGACCTCAGTCAATTAACGGGCAGCGGATGGGGCTTTTGCCCGCAATGCAGCCATCAGTTCATTGAACAAGGTCGAATGATTGGATTCTTCCGCGGCTTTCTGACTCGCAACCTCACGGCGCTTATCAGAAGCAATTTCATCAGTCACCTTTTTTACCAGTTTGCTGTCGGTTGCGTCACCAACACAAAGCGATACGCTCAACTGGGCAATCATCTGCTTTTCGTGTTGGTTGCAATCATCAATGTTAGCCCCACGCCCCAGATCGAAGATTGTCCCTTTCGGAATGAATTCCGAGTTGGTCAATCCATCGATCTGAAGGGCCAAGGATGCTACGTTGCGGAAGTTGCGGAGTGCGATTAGTTTCATTTTTGTGTTTAGTAAAGGTCGTTGCCGTGGGTCATACCGGTCAGAGTGGCGCCAATTGTGAAGTTTGTAGAAGTGCCTGCTCCAAACGTATAGACAACATAAATATACCGAGGAACATCACCAATATTAAACCCAACCACTTGCTGGTTTTTATTGCCTCCGCTCAAGGTAACGGCACCAGTCGTGGTCAAAGGTGTCGGATCAAGATATCGAGTGGCAAACCCTGCCGTGGCAGAAGTCGGAGTCGTAATGGTTCCAGGCAAAAAATAAGGATTCGTTGCATAGATGTTTGTCGCGCTGCCCAATGCGCTGTTGGTGTAGCTGATGGAAGTCGTGGCGCTAATCAGCCCATAGCTACCAATGGAAGACAAGCTGCCAACACCCGTAAGCGAAGGGGCGGTTGAGGAGCCATAAAGAGTGGCTGTGACCGATCCACCAGTAGTCGTGGCATTGCTGACACATGTGAAGTCGATACGGGCCAATCCATCAAACAACTTCACATCAATCGGACCGTTTGTCACGGTGATTGGGGCATAAGTTGTCGAAGTATAGAACGGAGCGGTTAGCTGAATGGTGCGGGGAACGTAAAACAGATCCCAAGACCGTTGAGCGGACGCACTCAGCGAAATGCCGGCAAGGGCCAGCGCCAGAGCGATTTTTTTCAAGTTTTTCATAGTCATTTTGTATAGAATTTTCAGTTGCCGATTACAGGTTGCCAGGGCCGTCTGACACAACGAACGCCTGAGGATGACGAACAGCAAAGTCGCCCCAAGTATTGATGGTCAACGCGATTTCAGCATTAGCCGCCTTGGTGTAAAGGTCAACAACAACATCCATACCGCCCCACAGAGCGTGGATCAAATGAGTCCAAGCGCCGGCAATGATCAGATTGTTCGGAATCTGATTGCTGGCCAGAGCGGGGTATCCATTCATTTCGCCATCACCATCCACACCAGGCTGCCAGATGGAATTGAGCGGACCGCTGATGATCGTTGCACCAGTCAGCGCGGCGGCAGTGGTCTTGAGCGATCCCTTGACCGTGGGGGTCGTAAGATAATTGATCGGATCCGTTACGTTAGCCGCACGAATTGCAGTCTCGAAAGCGACAATCTGCTTGTAGGTCGGGGTCGCAGAACCCAGAGCCACAACGCCAATGCCGGGGGTATTCAGAACCCCGAGCGGCTCACTTCCAGCGCCCTGACCGTTCAATCCGAGGGCGTCCCATTTGAGAGCAATCACCTTGAACAGGTCATCGCGCATGAAAGCCTCGGCGTCCGGTGTGGACTGCATGAGGAATTGCTTGGAATAAACCTGAGTTGCGCCAACGCGCTTGGGTGCCATAGCGATCTGACCGAGGATCTGCTGGCTGGCGGTAAGCAAACCAATTTCAGATACGGTGTAGGCGGTGGCAGCTGCTTCCTGACGGGGGATAATGACATTGCCTTGAAGGCCAGCCATTGTCCTAACGCCAACGCGATCCAGAACCATCCGGTTGCGAAGCAATTCAATGATCGGAACCATCAGCTGGTTCGGAACGAAAGCACCACCGGAAGGGAATACAGTTGCCTGCATGTCCCGACTCATCGAGCTGCGGCCAGAGCGACCAGCAGAGACTCGCATCGGAGCGTTCTGAGGAACCTGAAAGCCCTTGAAATCATAACCAAGCCCGCCGTAAGTCTTACTGCGGTTCAGGATTTCGGCATGAACTTCACCTTCAAGACCATCGGGAACATTGCTATCCCGCTTGATGCAAGACTGAATGCCGCGAAGCATTGAATAGTTCTGAGCGCCGGCGGCGTCAGTCACATCTTCAATCATCGTCGGGCTGGCCGGTTTTGCGCCAACCACTTCGGTGAGGCAGCGAGTTTTGAACTCGGCAATGCTCATATCCGAGGTCAACGCCTGATTGGCGAGGCCGCGGATAGCGTCAGCGAGTTTGCCACCGTTCATTTTACCATGCTGGCGAACAAATTCGTCAGTGGTATCGGTGATGGTTTTCGCTCGTGAAGCAAATTTAGATGCCTCGTCGGCGCGGACTTTCGTTTCGTCAATGATTTCGGACATAATAGTCGGTTTCAAATTGGTTTCCAATTTCGTTAAAAATTCTTTAGAGTCAACCGTTTTGGATTTTACCATTCCCTTTGTTTTGGATTCAGCCATTTCCTGCTCCAAAGTCTCCTGAACCGGCTCTTTCAACTCTTCTTCCGGTGATTCTGCGGCAGCTGGACCGCAATTATCACAACGATAATCATCATCGAGATCATCTTCGCGATAGCTTCGTCCACATCCTGTGCAATGACATGTGTCATCAAATCGTTTAGCCCCAACGGTGGGGTCTGCGGGTCGAGCAACACTAGAGATTTCATCGGCAGCAAAAGCAAAACGATGAGCAGTCCGCCCATCTTCAAGCTGAGTTTCGCCTAAATGAGCGGTATGAGAATAGCCAAAGCTAATATGAGGCCTGCTGCCTTTGGTCATTTGTTCATAACGAGCTTTAGAAAGGCTGGTCGCATGGTCAAAATGAAGCACCGCACGGCCTTTGCGATCTTGGCTAATTTCGGCGCGAGCCACTTTGCCAAGGTGCATGTGAGGATTATGCTCGTCAAGAAATGCGCCGGCACGGTTCAATGCCGAAAAGTCAGCATCTCCTTCATCATGGGATAAGACTTCAAGATAACTGTCTCCAGCTTGGCCAAGCCCCATTTCCTCTTGCTCGGGCGTAAATGTTCTTTCAACCGGATATTCAGAACTGAAAGCAACCTGAAGAGTCTTCTTTTCGCCGTCAATTGAATCTTTATCAACCTCAGCGTAACGATAAACCATTGTTTTCTTTGTTCGTTGAGGTTCATTGGCATAAAGAGCGGCCAATTGCTTTTTGGCTTTAGCTTCAGTCGGATGAGTGCCAAAGACTTTGCCGGGATGCGGACCACCTTCGGCTTCGACAACTTTAAATTCATCCCCTTCTTTTTCAATTTTCCACGGCATATCAATTTCCTTGAGTCAAAGATTACTTTCCATCTCCTTGCATTGCCAAAAGATCCAATGTCAGTTTAGAAATCCCCCTTTTTCGTTTATTGCGAACCGGGTTGGTTGTTTTCTTTACCGATTTGGGCTGATCGGCGCCACTGCCAGCCGCGGCCAGCTTCACTTCTCCTGGAGGACCGCTTTGCAATGCTGGTTTGGTAACATCTACATCGCCAAAGAATAGCCCATGAGCCTGTTGCAAAGTATTAGCTTCTTCCAACATGGCGTAAAGATCGGCAATGCTAATGCCATCTTCCATTTCGTCTTGCACCTGCTGTGGGGAAATAAGTCCGGCTTCAAGCTGGAGAATCGTTGCTTGAATGTCTTGGAGCGGATTGATGAACGGCCATCGTTTGCCATTGAATCGAGCGGATCCGACAAATTCATCCAATCTGGAAATATCCAAATCAAGAACACCGCTCATGATGGCATAACGCAACCATTCGCGGAAATGACCGCGAACGAAATTGTGTTTCATGTGTTCTTGGCGAACCTTGAAATAATCACGCTCAGGAATAGAGCAGCTTCGTGCAGCAGAGAATCCCAGGCTTTGGTAATCACCAGACAATGATTGATAGGATATGCCTGCTCCAACCGAAACTGCCCTTAAATTGTCATTCTTGAATGTGTGGGCTGCTTCTACGGGAAACCGAGGGTCGAGTTGCTGCAACTCTTGGCCATATTCTAATTGAATTGTGGATGCCGGCACCTCGGTGGACATTCGCTGACCGATGTTTTGTTGACGAGCGACCGTTGAACCGCCGTCTCCCATTGGCGTAGGCGGGGAATAAGGACCACCGGATTGAGTCGTTTCCAATTGACCCAACCATTGACCAAACTCTTCCGCAGTAAAATTCATTCCAGTAGGAAATGACTTTTTGATCCAAAATGGTTTGCAACAACTGGCAATTGCGGCAAAGGCCAAAGCCTTGTCGTATTGAGCATCACGATGCAAATGCTGCATAATGGAATCCAATTCAGTGAATCCCACATCTTGCTCGGCTCGGTCTCGAATGTTGCTGAAAAGAATTACATCTTCAGCCGGAACACGTTCGCGCCATGTGTTGGGGATGTTTCCATTGTAACCAAACACCTCACCAGGATGACGGGTCAAGATCCAATAAGCGACTGGAGCATTGAACCTGTCAAATTCAATAGAAAATCGAATGGGATTTCCATTTTCGGCCTTGCCCATGTAGCTTTCTTGCAGCCGATCAATTTCAAGCAAGTCGATGGCGTATCCGTATTTGTTATTGGGAAATCCTTTGTGATGACGAATCAGAATGCCGCCATCTCGAACTGCCGCGGCTTCAATTATTCGGTAGGCTTCCATTCGGGACTTGTCTTTGCGAACAGAGAAATTTTCTGGCCAGCCGGCAACTTCCCATTCTTGCTCAATCATCCGGTTTGTTTCTTCTTCTTCAACAAACTTCTTTTTGCCGTCAACATTTTCCCATTTGCCAACCCTCATTTTAAGGCGAAACGGATCATGGCCAACCACGTTGTTTTGATAGGTGCGGATGATGGCTTTGCCGTGAGGGATGTCTTTTGCAAGCGTCCTAGCCCGACTGCGAGATATATAGGTCGAAGTAAGGATCTCGGCGTTTGCGCTTCCAAATGTCGAACGAAAGTCGGCGTTGAAATTGGT